AGCCCGGATATGCCGGTTCCGGTCGACACGGCGGACTTGGGGCGCGGATCGGCCTTGGCGGCCGTGCCCAATGCTGGGTCGTGATACATGCGCGCGGGGATAGGCCCGCAATGGTAAGCAAGCCGTGAAGGATGTCCGGGTTGCGCGGGCGCGGCGGACCCGCTAGTTCCCCGCTTCGCTCCGGCGACGGGCGGGTATAGCACAATGGTAGTGCAGCAGCCTTCCAAGCTATCGAAGCGTGCGGATTTCTGCGGGTTTCGATGCAAAACACGCCGAAAAGTCCGGCTTATCCCTCAATAACTTAGAAATCGGCTGCAAAACAAAAATGGGCGCTTCACGCGTCCCATTCGCGGGTGTCGGGGATGCCCAGACCGTCATCGCGCGACACGCCGAAGAATAGCGACAGCCATTCGCGATCGGCCGGCGTTAGCCGGGTCGGCGGGCCACCGGCGACGAAGCGGGAGAGGTAGCGATCGGTGCGGCCGAGCGCGCGCGACAGCCAGGGCATCGAGGTGCGCGACGCCTTGGCGCGCTCGGCCAGCGTCGCGCGCTCGCTCTTGTAGGAATGCGGGTTCATTCCGCCAGCGCGCCGGGCGGCAAGGTACGGGCGATATCGGCAGCGTCGACGTGCCAGACCTTCGCGAGAAGCGCGAGTTCGTCGCGAGTGATCGGCGCGCCCTCGTCTATCTCCATCAGGCGTGCATGATTGATATGGCTGTCACGCGCGAGGTGGCGATAGGACAGGCTCGACTGCATCGCCCAGGCGAAAAGCCATGTCTCCCCGTCCGCCATCGCCTGCGCCACCGCGTGAAGCGGCGGCGGCGCGGGATGGCCGATCCAACCTGGTGCGGGAAGACGCGACTCGGACATGTTCCGGATAATAGAACAAACGTGGAACGAATACCAAGCCGGTCAGGGCGCGTCTGCCTTCGCCTTCGCCTCGGCCAGCTTTTGCCGGGCGATGCGATAGGCCGCCACCGCCGCTGCATGGCGCGCCGAGCACGACGCATAGGCAAGGGCGAGCGCGGTGTCCTTGGTGACCAGGTCGGCATAGCTGCCGGTCACGCCGTCGACCTCGGGGCACGGTGCCGCGACGTTCGCAGGCAGGTCGTCGAGCGTCGGGAAACCGACCGCCGGCCGGTCATCCCCACCGCCGCAACGGAACGCCATCAGCGGCAAAGCGAGGATGGCGATTGTCAGGCGCTTCATGGCATTGCTCCCGTCTGCGGTTGGGCGGACAGGCGCCGCGCCGCGTTGATCTGCGCCATCACCTCGGGCGTGAGCGCGCAATTGGGGTCGGCGTAGCGCGGCGAGGCAGCGATCGCCTTGGGCAGCTCGACCGAAATTCGCGAGCCAGTCCCCTCGATCGTCGCAAGACGCCCGTCGAACTTGTCGAACTCGGTGCGTAACGCCCCGCCGAGCGCCGCCTGGAAATCGGCAAGCGCGGCCGACCGGGCCGCTTTCTCGGCGTTCCACTTCGCCTGCACCTCGTCGCGCCCGGCCTGCCGCTGCGCCGCGTCGTGCGCGTTGACCGCGAGCACCAGACCGGCGACCGCGCCGATCAGCAGCACTAGCGCGCCGAGCGCGACGGCGATCTTGCGCCCCGTCGATAGCGCGAGAAACCAGGCCATCATGGCACTACCTCCGTCTTGGTTGTGGTGGTCACAGTTGGCGCCGGCGTTGGCGCGTGGTCCTCGTCGTCCCCGCCGCTGGCCGAGAATTCGGCCGCGCCGAGCTTACCGCTGATCTGACGCATCGCCACGGTGAAGCTCAGGCCGATCAGGACGATCGCGATCAGACAGATCATGCCCATCGCCAGCCGATAGACGAGCGGCGCCTCGCTGCGGATCAGGTACGTCATCCAGATCAGCACGGGCAGCATGGCCATGCCCGCACCGCAAAAGACGAGCGTCGTCACCGTGCGACGGAAATCGAAGTCGGTTCGCATCACAGCTGCGTCGCCACGTCGAACGACGGGCACGCCTTGTTCACGTCGGGCCAGTCGCGATGGCCGCGCACGACGATGCCGGGGTATTTCGCCCGATACGCCGCAACGATCGCCCGCAGCGTCGCCTTTTGCGCAGGCGTGCGGGTGTCCTTAGGGTGCGCGTTCTGCGCGTCCATCCCGCCGACATAGCAGACGCCGATATTGCCGGTGTTGTGCCCGCCGACGTGCGCGCCCTTCTGGTCGTCACGCAGCGTCTGGTGATCGACCCCGTCGAGCGTCACCACGTGGTGATAGCTGATCTGCCCGAACTTGGCGGTATCCCACTGGCCGATCGTCGCGGCGCTGACGTCGCGGCCCTCGGGCGTCGCGGCGCAATGGATGGTCAGGAACTTGATCGGCAGCATCGTCATCGTCAGTCTCCTTTGGTCGGTTCGTGCGGCGCCGCATCGAGCGCGCCGAGCGCGTGCGTCATGTCGAGCGGCAGTTGCGGGTCGAGCGGAAAGGCCGTGGCGAGGATCTGCTCGGCCTGGCGCAGCGCGATATTGTCGGGGTCGAGCACGCGCAGCCCGGCCGCGACCAGCTCGAACGCGACGCGCAGCGCTGCGTTTTCCTTGGCACGAGCGATGTCGCGGCGCTCTAGCGAGGTGACCCGTACGGCCAAATCGTCGCGCTCGAACGTCACCCGCTTGCGGAACGACGACCAGCTTTCGGCTAGCTCGCCTTCCTCGCGCTCCAGCCGGTCCAATCGTGCCGTCTGCCGCCGGTCGCCCCAGGCGAGTAGCCACGCCCCCGCCTTGCCCAGCGCCCCCAGCACCGCCACCGCCCCCGCGATCAGCGCGGCGATATCCCAGCCGCTCGGTGCCCCCGGCTCGCTCATCGCGTCCGCATCCGCATCGTTCGTCATCCCCTGTCGAAAGGGCCGGGCGATACGCGCGGCCGGGCTATCGGGTGCGCGACCGGCGCCCAAATGCGAAAAGGCGGCCCATGCTGACCGCCTTCATCTGTTTCAGTCTGTTGCTCGGCCTCGGCGCCGTGGACGAAAGCGCGCGGTTGCTACACGCTGCTTAGGTCTGGCTCGCGGTGCCGATCGGCCGGTCGGCTGCGGCCAGCTGGACTCTTTCGTTTGATCAGCTTCAATAAGGGCACCTCGATATAGCGATGCACGCCAACTCCGAAAAACACGGCGACGAATGCCGCTACCGGACCAGGCATCAGCCATGCCATCACCAGCACCGGAAAGTAATGTGTTAGGTAGATCGAATAAGACGCATCGCCCAAATAGGCGAATATCGATCCCACTCGACCGATCGTCCGCACCTCCAATTGAAGTGCACCGAACAATATCGCTGCGGCCGGCAGTCCCCAGAATACTACTCTAGCCAGCGCACCAAGGCCAAGCCAGAACGACATGCCCATGGGAATTGACCAGGGTGCAGTCGCGATGATGACGATAGCGCCCGCAACTATCAGACATAGCCCCGTCCATTCCCCCACCGCCCTCAGTCGAGTTAGCAACACACCTAATCCGAATTCGATTATGATCGGGCTTCCGAAAAAGGTGGCGGGGTGCCATCGTGATATCAAGCCGATTATCAAGACGACAAAATAACAGGCCAATAACCCCTTCCAAGTTGCCCTCCGCCACAGGAATACTGCGAAGGCAGCATAAAAGAAAACTTCGAAGCACAGCGTCCAAGCCACGGCGAGATAAGGCCGAGGCGATCCACCAAAAATGGGAAAGAGCGTCAAACTCGTCAGCACGCGCGACGGTTCGAACCCTTTCACATGTATAATTGCGATGCTCATCGGCAATGCGGCGAGCCAATAGATCGGATATATCCGCCGCACTCGATCTGCGATGAAGGCTTCTACGTTCTTTCCGGCAGATGCCCGAGCGATGATGAAGCCAGAGATCACGAAAAATATATCTACCCCAGCAGCACCAATGCCAAAATTAGGCGATGCATGCAGCAAGACTACCATTGCCGCTGCAACGAACCGCAATATCTGCACCGATTGAAGCCGCCCCATGGGCAACATTTACACCAACCCAAGCACGATGACGAGTGTCTGTGCTTAGCCGCGCGGCCGAGCCTGATTTCGATCTAACAGATGGCTAAGAGATTACCATCATAACCTGATAGTCCCCCGATGTTGATCCGGCATAGTTCACCGTTGCCGATTGTACACCGCTCGCAGACGCGATACCGGCACGGCAAATCGCGTTCGCATTAGTTTGCACTCCCGTCGCCAGTGTTAATGAGAGGTCCGACGACGAAGCGCCTGATCCCGCCCGGCAGCTACCAAAGAATAGTATCAAATCACCAGCTTGCGGGGCTGAAGTTGAGGAAACCGTGCGGCTCGCGGCGCCCGTAGAATTACGCGTGCCTTGCGCATCGCGATAGGCGCGGGCACCTCCATTGATGATGCCCACGCAAACTACGTAGCCGTAATGGATGCCTGAAAAATTCACTGTAACCGAGCCGGTCGCGATGTCTGTGGAAGTCAGATCGATAAGGTCGGTTCGGCCGTTATAATTGGACCCCGGAAGATTGACGAATGTACCGGATGCGCCGCCCCCATGGACAATCGAACTGACTGGCCATGAATGAGCGGAGAACAAGCATATTGTATCCCCTGGGATGGAGCCCGTCGGCAAGGGGACGACGCAAGAGTTCGCATTGTTTACATAAACGATCTTTGGATCGCGGATCGCGGTCAACAGGTTGGGCGCCACCACGGGATTCCGCATCCGCAAGGCCTGAAACGGGCGCACCGGTCAGGCCTGCTGCGCTACAGCGACGACATCCCACATCGTGTCGGCGTTGTTGAAGATCATCCCGAGATAGAGCGTTTTGCTGACCACCGTCGTGGTCGGCAGCGTCACGCCGATCGCGCGATATTCCGTGCCATAGCTGATTGCTCGCGCGGTGCCGTTGTCCTTGATCCGGATCGTGATCCCCCAGCCATCAAGCGCAGTGCCGGTCGGGTTGGCGAGCGTCAGCCCCGCCGCTTGGGCGGTGATGATGACCTGATCGTCGGCAAAGGTCGGGGTGACCGTCGCCGATGAGGTAATCGACTGGATTTGTGGTGTGCGGCAGGCGGCATCGAGATTGGTCCGAGCCGTCGCTGCTGTCGAGGCGCCGGTACCGCCATCGGCCACTGCGACGTCGGTGCCGCCCGGCATGTAGGCTCCGCCCCCACTGGTCAACTGCGCGAACGCCAGCGACGTGCTGCCGACCGTGATCGGTGCGTTCGTGGTGCAGGTCCATTGCGTGTCGGCGTTGGTCGTGCCCTCGCTGACATAGCAGCTCGCGTTGACCAATTCGGCGCCGCCGTCGGCGTCGGTCGCGCGGGTCGGGGCGCCGCTCGCATTGACGGTGTAGATGCCGTTTTCGCTGCCCGTCGTCTGGTTCTTGATGAGGATGCGATCGCCGGTCGCCAGCGTGACCCCGTCGACCGTGTCGCCATTCTCATAGGCGCTCGACAGCGTGCCGTTGGCGGTCGTCGCGACGCGCACCGCCTGTTTCCACGACAGGCCGGCGACGGCCGCGGCGATCGCCGTTTTGACCGCCTTCTGCGTCGCGACCTTGCTGTCGCTGTTCGCCGCAAGCGTGCCGTCGGTGTCATAGTCCAGGCTCGCCGCGGTGCCGCCGCCGGCGACCGCCGCCCAGGCGCTGCCCGAATAACGATAATTGATCGCCTCGTCCTGGACGAAGAAGGTCAGCCCGGCGAACGGAGGCACGAACACCCACGCAGTCGAGATCAGGATGGCGATGTTGTTGGCCTTGCCTGCCCATGCTCCGGTCGGGGAGGCCGGCACGATGAACACGTCGCCGTCGCTTTCGGTGCCCGCCGGCGCGGTGCGGTCCTTGTCGACCGCCACACGCGCCGCGAACGCCTCGAGATAGCGCACCGCCTCGTTGACGGTTGTTTCGGGCGCAGCCTGCGCGGCCGCAAGCTCGGGCGCGCCGAGCCTCGGAGTATTCGACATTCAGGGGTCCTTAAAAGCTGGCGGTTGCCGGGAAGCCGCGATCGACGCTCGCGGAGATTTGATAGATGGCGACGTACAGATCGCCCTCGGCGACGTCGCCGCCGTCCGCTGCCTGGTCGGCAGCGTCATAGGTGACGGTAGGGCTGGTCAGTCCGGAATAGGTGCGGACCACCGCGCCCGACCCGTTGAGGATATCGACCTCATATTGCTCGGATGCCTCGCCCAGCGGAATGCTGGTACCGCTGGTCCAGGCGCCACCGGTCCGCGAGCGCCGCACCCAATCGATCGTCCAGTCGCCCGTGCCGGGATCCTTGACCGCATCGACCTGCGCCGGCGCATAGGGCTTGAGGCTGGCGCCGGTGAAGGCCACCGGGATCGGAAAGGCGGACGTCGTGTCGCGGCCACCGGTGACCGCCTTGAAGCTGAGGTCGGTCCCAAGGTCGCTTGCGCCCATATCGACATTGCCGACGCGGTCGAGCAACAGGAACGGCTGGCCAGCGGCGTGATCGCCGACCGCCCATTCGGTGCCGCGGCGCCCGCGCTTGAGCCCGGACAGGGTGTAACTGCCGTCCGTCTCCAGCGTCGCCGTGGTGAACTGGAATATCTCGTCGCCCAGGATGGCGAGGTTCGCGGTCGGGGTCGCGTTGCACGCCGCCTCGGTCGTCGAGAGCAGCATGCCGTTCTTGAGCACGATGTTGACGCTGTTGCCGCGATCCCACAGCCAGGGATTGGCCGATCCCAGCGCGTCGGTCGCATAGCCCCATGTCGCAGCCATGACCGAGGCGACGGTCGCGAACTGGAGCGAATATTCGCCATCGGTCGCTTCGTAGATCGTCGCGCCGGGCCAGCTGCCCGCCGCATAGGGACCGGCCGCGTAATAGAGCAGCGGATTGACGCTGTTATCGGCGTCGGTGATCAACGGGATGTCGAGCACGAAACCCTTGGCGATCACGCCGACCATGATCACAGAGTCGGCGCGGCCATCCATCGGAGCGCCGCTCGCGCCAGACAGATCGGCGAGCGACGGATCATCGCGGACGGACTTGCACGCGATCACGCCATCGGCGCCGATCAGCGTGCTGGTCAGGCGATACGTCGCCTGATTGCCGTCGAGATCGATCGTGCGGACGTCGCCGGGCTCGAGCGCGAGTTCGCGCATCGTCACCGCGTTCTCGACCATCGTGCTTTCGAACCATTGCCGCCGGAACCAACGGTCGGCGAGCTGCTTGGCCTCATCGGCCTGCAACACCAACGTCGTCATGTTGATCGCCGCATCGCGCGACGTGTCGACGGCATCGGCCGTGCGCTGCGCGGTCACCGCATTGGTCTGGTGATCGGCATCGGCATCGGCGAAGGTGAAGTTGAGGTAACGCGGCAGGTCGGTGTCCTGCGTGATCGTCACCTTGTACCGCACGTCGTTCTGGCGGACGAACATAGGCGTCGCGAAGGTGCCGGACGGGGCGTCGCCCTTCTTGCGGAATTCGAGCCCGAAATCGTGCGGCCGGACGAAGCTGTCATAGGCGTCAAGCAGCGGGTCGAGGATGTCCTTGCCGCTGCCGCGCGTCCACAGATAGCCGCGGATTTCCTGATCGAGCGCGCTGGCATCGATGTTCGCGAGATCGAGGCCGACCAGTTCGGTAACGCGCTCGACCACGCTTTGCAGCGTCACCGTCGAGGCCGCGACGCGATCGAGATAGCGCCAGGTGACGAAATCCGAATATTGCGGCGTGGAGGTCAGCGCATTGTTGACCAGATCATAGACCGGCCCGATGTACGAATCCTCGGTCTTCCAATCATAGGGATCGACGGTGCGGATCGTGCTGCCGTCGGTCAACCTGATCTCGCTGAACCCGATCCACACGCTGGTCGACCCCGGCTTGGCATTGCGCAGGTTGAGCGCGCCGCCACCCCCGACATTATCCGAGATCGCGACATCGCCGACAATCGTCATCGTCACGTCGTCGATCGCGATCATCCGGTAATGACCCCAGAACACGAAGAACTTGCCATCCGCATGGACGACCTCGGTCGAGGCGCCATTGTCGAAATGGCCATGATTGAGGTGGACGAAGCCGATCGAGCCAGGCCTCGCCCCGGTATCGACCAGACGATAGAGGAACAAATCGTCATAGGCAGAAAAGAAGCCGGCATAGCTGCCACAGACCCAGACATCGCCATAACTATCGGTGCACGCGCCGCGCGGTGTCCAGCCGCTGAGGTCACCGATATCGGTCGTATCGGTCAGCACCGGCGAGCCCAGCCCATCCAGCGTCCAGGTGTAGAAATAGGTGATGAACGCCAACGGGAAGGTAACGACATGCTCGCGGCCGTTGCCGTCTGCATAGACGCCGAGTTCGGCCTGATAGAGCGCCGCGAGCGGCGTGGAGCCGACCAGCGCCAGCCCGTCCGGCGTGAACGCCGTGATCGCACTACCTGAAAAGGCGTCTCCTGAGATGCCGTAGATCGTGCCATCGTTGGCGATCGTCGGCGCGCTGATCGCTTCCGGAAAATGGCCGCTGAGCATCGGGGTGCGCGAGGCGCAGTCCCACATCGTGTAGGCGTCGCCATAGGTCGACAGCATGCGACTGCGATCGGGCGAGAAGGTTACGCTGCCAAGCCGCCCGTCCTTAGATTCATAGGGATAATGTGGCTGCGCCTCGGTCACCCATTCGTACGCGGTCTGCGGCACCCGGTTGCCGAACTTCTCGGTCGGGATGTCGACGAGCATTCCATATGCGACGCCGAGATAGGCGGGGCATGACCCGGTGCCATATTTGGCATCGACCGTCGCCAGCATGCGCGGGTCGGGGTCCTGATCTTCGGTGCCGAGGTAGAACCGGATCGAATCGGCAATGTTGAAACCATCGGCGATCGAAAAGGGCGTGATTGGGCCTGCACCGGTAACGTCATAGACGAGGTGCTTGTCCATCCACATGCGGGTGACCGCCGCGATCCGCTGGTCTGCGATCAGATTGGCCCAGGTGCCGTAATAGGTCCATTGATCGTATTTTCCGCCCTTGGTCTTGCGCTGGCGATAGACCTCCTTCATCGGCTCGGCGAAGAAGATCGGGCAGCCGTCCGACCGCACCAGGCCTTCCGAATAGTTGAGCGGCGTGCCGTAATCGGCGAGGCTGACATTGAGATCGTCGAGGCGCTGGCCCTCAATCTTCCGCGTCGCCTGCATTGCCATCTGGCCCGCAGTCAACACCGCGGTGAGCGCCAGGCTGACTGGGTCGATACTCATGGTTCGATCCCCCGCCATGTCCAGACGCTGTGGATCGCGTCACGCCAGACGCGACCCATCGGGACTTCGAGCACGCAATCGCAGCCAGTCGTGGCATGCATCATCCGGCCGTCGCCCATGTAGAGCGCCAGGTGCTGCGCCTTCCCCTTGATTTTCATCAGCATCACGTCGGCTGGGCGCAAGTCATCTGCGCGATCGAACAACGTTCGCATCCCTTCGCGCAGCAGCCGCGTGTCGACCAAGTCGTAATTGGCGATGCGCGCATAGGAGCTTTCGGCCTCCGGCAATCCGAGTTCACGCGCGACACCCCAGATGAAACCCTTGCAGTCGCAGCCGACGCCCTTGACCGACGCCTGCCAGCGGATCGGTGTGCGATCCCATGACCGCGCCTCGGCAAGGATGTCGTCACGCAGCAGCATCGCCGGGCACCTGAGATTTGAGGACCTGGTCGGACCCCGGCACTTCGGGAAAGCCGCGGAACCGCCGGCCGTTCGCGAAGATGTCGCGGCAGGCGGCACGGAACTTGGGACAGCCTTGGCTGACAGTCAGCGCGTCACCGATCGCGGGGACGTCAGCCAGCGCCATGAAGGTGATGATAGCGCCCGCCGCGCTCCAATCGTGGATTTCCATCGCGGGCGTGCCCGCGAGCGCGCCGCTGGTGAAAACGACCTTGCCGGCATTGAAGAAGTCGTCGGCATAATCGCCGGTGAACGACACGGTGAACCGCATGGGATCGGTCGCCGCCGAAATCACGGCGTCGATGCTGACGAACGACGCGCCGCACCGCGCATCGCCAAGGTCGGCGTTGCACATCGGGGTCAGAATGCGCCCGATCGTCTGGTTGTAGCGGTCGAGATCGTTGCGGATGGTGAAGACGAACTTGCCGCCTTCCGGCCGCGCCTCGCCGACATTGCCCGCCATCAGCTTGAGCGCGCCGAAGCTGAGGTTCTTCCAATTGACCTCGAACAAGCGTGCGCGGGCGCGGTTGAACCGGCGACCGAGCAGGGCGTCCAGCGTCACGGTATCGGCGATCGGCCCGCTGACGTCGTAATTGTCGGTATCGAACCCGGTCGACAGCGATACCGCGCCGGGCATGATGCCGGTTTCCGGACTGTAGAGGATCGCGCCATCGCCCAGGTCGAACAGGATCGCCCGATCATGCGTGGTGATGCCGATGCTGGTGCCATCGAGCAGGTCGAGGCGCAGCATGCGCGCGCGGGTATGCGCCGACCCCGCCAGGTGCGTGGCCATGCTGCTGCTCAGCGTGCGCATCGAGACAGCCCCCATAGCCACGCTGACGACGGCTCACCTAAGAAAGCAAGCGACCACGAGGCGGCCAGTCCGCAGACAAGGATTAGGGCGAGCAGGGCCCAGCGAGCGGCGCTCACAGCTCGCGCACTTCCTTGATCGTCATCGTTTCGATGTGCTTGAGGCGCCCGTCGAGCGCGGTGACGGTACGCACGCTGTCGAACCGCGCCGGGATATCGAATTCGCCGGTGACGGCGATCTTGACCCCATTGGCTGGCGCCGCAGTGAAGGTGACGATGCCGGTATCGTAATCGACGGCATAGCCGGTGCTCTGCAGCGCGCCGTTCTTGAATATCTGGACGGGATCGACCGGGCGGGTGATCGCCCTGCCTTCGGTGAAGCCATCGATCGTCCAGGCCTGGGTGATCTGGAAGGACGTGGTCGACCCGTCGCCTTCGCCGATCACCTCGCCATCGAGCTGGTAATCGGTGAAGTCGCGGAAGCGCCAGGTGCGTAACGATTTGCGCGCTACCTTGTAGAGCGCCTTGACCGCTTCCTGAACGGCGTCGCCGGCGCGCGCCGCGGGAAAGGAGATGTCGAACTGGCGCAGGCTCTGCGACGCGCGCGCATTGCGCGTCTCGAACCCGCCATCGCTCGTGACGATCTCGATATCGTCGTCGTCGTGCAGCTGCGCGCCGAGTTCGACCTGCAGGGGCAGGCGCTGATTGAGGAAGTCCATCAGTAGCCCTGCTTGCTGGTCTTGGCGAGTTCGCGCTGATAGACCGCCGCCGCCTGACGAGCGGCGACCCGTGCGTCGCGTTCGTTGGTGACGCCGGGGAAGTGGAAGTGGACCGGCCCCATGCCTGGCTGGCCGTTATTGTTCGCGGCCATGCGCGCCAGGCGCAGGCTGGTGCCGTGCGGGACGATGGTGCCGGGAACGTCTGGGACGAACAGCTCGCGCCCGCGCTCGCCGACCCAGGACGGCATGCCGAGCGGAGGCCGGCCGCCCTCCGCGAACCCGCCGGGATGGAACGCTGCTCCGGCCATACTGCCCCCATGGCCGCCGAATATCTTCATCCCGTGGCCGCCAATGCTGCCCGCCACCATCGTGCCGATCGACAGCAGGCCTTGCAGGAAACCGCCGCCGCCGCCTGAGACATTCCCGCCAAGTAGGGAAAGCAGGCTGCTGCCGAATTGAGAAAGAGCGGGCACCTGGGCGTTGAGCGCGGCCGTCGCCGACGATGCGGAGGAACTGAGCGACGACAGGCTGTCGCTTACGGCCGACTGGTCGAATGGGTTTTCCATGATGACGCCGTCATAATTGCCGACGGCGCTACCGATGCCACCGCCGAGCGACGCGGGTGCCAGCGGGTCCATCGTGACGCTGCCCGTCGACAACCGGGCGAGCGCGGCCGCCGCGGCGTCCACGGCCGTGGCGAAGTTGGTGAGCTTGGCAACGCCGACCTGAGCAGCGGCCGCCAGCGCGCGATTGGTCTCCGCCTGGCTCAGCCCGTTCGGCCCCGCATTGGTATGGAACAGCTTTTCCGACAGCGGACCCGAGATCTTGTTGCGCACGAAATCTTCGAGCGGATCGAGGATGAACGCTTTCTGGAAGGTCTGCGCCAGACCGCCGACCAGGTCCTTCAGCGACTCCATGACATTCTTGCCCTGGAGCAGATCCTGGACGCCGCTGCTGATCGACGCGGCGAAGCTGTCGGCGAATTCCTGCGTGCGGCTGATCAGCCGGTTGGCGGCATCGACAATGACTTGCTGTTGGCGCTCCAGCACATCGCCCTGGCTTTGCGGGAGCGCGTTGACGAACTGGCCGAGCGGGCCGGCATTGGCCTTGCGCGCCGCGTCGCGACGGGCATCGGCAAGATCGCCGAGCGCATCTAGACTCTGCTTGGCGAGTTTCTTTTCCTGATCGCTGGCAGTCTGGCTGTCGATGATCTGCTGGAGCTTCAACCGCTGGTTGGTTTGATCCAGCGTGATCAATTGCAATTCGATCGCGAGCCGCTCCGCAGCGGTGCGCGCCATGGCTTCCAGCGACTGCAACAGGTCGCGGCTGTTGTCGTTCGCCGCTGTCAGCAGCTCGACGGCGTTCTTCGCCTGCTGGTCGAGCATCTGGTTCTTGAGGGTGATTTCCTTCTGCGCCTCGACCTGCTGGGCGACGCCGATCAATTCGCCGAGATGGGCGGCGACGATCTTGTTGGTGACCGCCTTCTTGCGCAGGTTAGCCTCGACCTGGTCCTCTTCGGACTTCGCGATGAGAAGGTCGTTCCGGTATTGCGCGTCGACCGACGACAGATTGGCTCGCGCCGCCTGCAATAGCTGCGTGTTGAGCTGGGCCAGCTGCTGCTGATATTCCTCGAGTTCGGGCTTGGCAGCGGTCTTGGGGCTGGGTGTGGCCTTGAAGTTCGGCAATTCCGTGCCAGGCGGTCGGGTCGTGACGGCGTTGGGATCGCCCAGCCCGAAATAAGCGCGGGTCGACGGCTTCATCGCCGCGATGGCCTTGGCACGCGCCGCGCCTGGAAGCGCGTCCAGCTTGTCGAGCAATTGGTTGCGCGCCAGGCCCTGGCGATTCGCCCGGAGAACGCTCTCGTTCTCCTTGATGTCGACCATCGGATAATAGCCGCGATCCTTGATCGCCTTCTCGATATTGAACTTCTGGCCAAGTTCCTCCATCCAGCGCAGAGCGCGCGGGATTGTAGAAATCAATGTCTCCAGAGAGTTAGCGAACTCGTAGATTTGAGCGATGTTGTTGGCCAGTGACTTGGCAAAACTCTGCTCAAGCACCCACTTGACCTCGCCGATTTTGTCGGCCGCCTTGTCGGCGTTCTTGATCTCGTCTTCGCTCAGCACGACGCCGAGTTCTTCGAGATGCTTCTTGAGCGAATCGACCTCGCCAGATCCACCCGCCAGCAGCGTATCGAGTTGCTGGCCGGCTTTGCCGAACAGCGCCACCTCGACGGCCGCGCGCTGGGCAGGGCTGGTGATCGCGTCGAACTTCTTGGTGATCTCCGGGATCACGTCGCCGGCGGTTTTGAGGTTGCCGCTGCTATCGCGGATGGAGATGCCCAGCGCCTTGAACGCATCCAGCGGAGCGTTGGCCCCGACCGAGGCGTCACCCAGCGAGCGGGTGAGCTTTTGCAGCCCCTTGTCGAGCGTAGCCTGCTCGATACCCGCCTGCGCCGCGACCTGACGGTAGATTTGCAGCTCGGCGGAATTGACGCCGAGCTGCTGCGCGGCTTCGCCGAGCGAGCCGGCATATTCCAGCACGCGCGCCGCGCCTTCCGCCAGTTCCTTGCCGACCTCGATGATCACCCCGGTGATCGCGGCGCTCTTCAATGCGGAAAAGCCAGCTGCGATCGACTGCAGCGACTTATTCATCCGCGCCGCGTTTGAGTTCAGGTTGGCCGCGGCCTTCTCGATATTGGCGTTGAACGCCGCCGTCTGGGCGATGAAGTCGACGACGATCGAACCGACGGCGGCCATGTCATTCTTCCTCGTTACGGTTGCTTCTGGCCGCCGCGCGATCGAGCGTGGCGTCCCATCGGGCCCATTGTTCTTCCTCCGTCTCTGGCACCCTCAACCGGGTGTCGGAGAAGAGGACGATGTCATCGAGCGGGGGCGGGTTCTTGCATTGGATGGCGATCAGCTGGGCAGTGCGCAGATCGGCGCGCTCATCGCCCCAGGGGGCGATGCCGTAAAAAGCCAGCCACTCGACATATTCGGCATAGGACAGCCGCTGTTCGAGTTCGGCGACCGTGCAATGAAGGGCGAGCGCTAGTCGGAAACGGAAGCGTCGTTCGGCGCTTCCGATGAGCCGTTTTTTGCCTCTTCCTTCGACGTGTCGAGCAGGCCGTTATGGAGCAGCGCGGCCTTGGCGATGCGGCTCATTACGTCCGCCGGAAAACCCGCCAGGACGTCCGCATCCGCGTCGGTGAACAGGCGGGTTCCGTCTGCCGCGCAACAACAGCGGATGGCGATGAGGACATTGCTGCGCGAGCCAGCTCCGCCAAGCGAAGTCAGCCCGTCAGCTTCGCTTACAGTCAGCCTGGCAAGACCGATCTCCCCACCCAGCTCGGGCACGTCGATCGTGTCGATGCGCGTGTCGACAAAGGCGAGTATCTGTTTCCTGGTCAGCATCGGTCAGGCCTTGAGAATCGCGCCGCTGATCCCGAAGGTGGCCGAGAACGGCACCTTGGCATCGACGCCCATTTCGAAGTCGGTGAACTTGAGCACCACGGCCATGAAGTAGCGGACCGAGCCGTCGGAGCGCGTAATCTTGACCCAGCGCAGCTCCTGCGCGTTCTTGGCCGCTTCCATCTCGTCCTGGCCGTTGTCGGTATCGAGGGCATTGCCCGAGACCTCGATATCGCCGTTGTCGGGAATGCCCATCAGAAATTCCTTGGCCACGCTTTCGAGGTGCGTGGTATCGATCTTCTGTGCGGTCCCGCTCGGCGGGCCGATATTCGAGACTTGGCCGACCTTGACGAACGCCGCCGATCCATAAGCGGTCGTCTCCGCATCATCCGACGAGATGTGCAGGGTCGTACCCTTCGCCTTAAGCGGAATGCCCATTTCTTAGCTCCTTAGGTAGGTGAGGAAGTAATCTTGCGAGCAGCCGAAATTCCGAGTTGTCTCGTCCAGCGTCGGCCCGCGCTGATCCTGAAAGCTTGCCGTGAAAGAGAGTCCTGCAGCGGCGATGGGCACGCTTGGCGTCGGGCACAGAAAGGCGCGGATCGCCTCGGCGATCTCCTGCGCCTCGTCGGCGTCCGGCGACCAGGTATCGACTTGGAACCGCGGCCATTCGAGGGTCGCGTCGCCGTCGAGATACTCCGCGCCGCTCGTCGTGATGCGTTGATAGGTGACGTAAGGATAGGGAACCTTCTGCCGCCCACCGATGGGAAAGAAGCGATCGCCGATCCGCGCGGCGATGGTTTCCTCGCCAATCACCGCCGCGACCAGCGCGGCTTCGAGCGTCGCCATCAGCCGATCTTCTTGCCGGTGACGAAGCTGGTCTTGCCGGCCGCCAGTTTAGCGGTCTCGCGGGCCAGGCCTCTAGCCGCAGCTTGGATGATCGCCGTCACCGCTGCGCCACCCGAGCTGTCGACAGCCGGGCGCATGAACGGTTCCGCCGGCATGTGCTCGGTTCCGAACTCGACGAAATGCGCATAGCGGTTCGGCGACTTCTTGACGGGTTTCTTGGCGCCCTTCGGAACAGCTGTGACCGCGATCCGAGCGATGCCGACCTGAACGAGGGTGCCGTCCTCGATATTGCGACTGTATTTGCTCGATGTCGGCGTCGCCTTCCGGAATTTCGGCGCGGTCTTGATCGCGACTGCCTTGGCAAGTGTTCCAGTGTCGACCGATGGATTACTGCGCAGTTTCGCAACCGCGGCCTTTTTCACGACCTGCGCACCGGCGCGCATGGCATTGGTGGTGACATTGCGTGCGACGCGGTCGGGCAGTTCCTTGAGAAGGTTTTCGATCGCCTCGGCCCCGATGAGTTTGAATTGCTGCGCCATCAGGCTTCTTCCCGCAATGTCCGGCAGTGGAGGTAGGTCCAGGCTTCGCGGCGCGTGCCCGTGACGGCTTCGATATCGTAGGCGACGCCGCGCCACAGGACGCGGCTGGACGTCGCAACCGGGCGGTAGCGGATCTTGAACACCGCCTTGCCCTCGGCCTCGATATCGCCCTTCAGGAATTCGCGGCCGGGCGTCTCGACCACCTTCGCCCAGGGCTCGCAATCGTAGAGCCAGCCCGGCACGTCGGCGCCCGAAGCACCGCGAACGGTCGTCGCGGTCTCGATCGTGATCCGCTGATCGAGATCGCCCGCGCCGGTCATCAGCCCAGGCCGACGATCACGATCGTGCCGGTGACCGCGCTGCCGCTGCCGCTATTGGCCAGCTTGATCGTATCGGCCGTGGTGTCTGTGACGGTCCAGCCGGACGCCGAATAGTTGGACACGTGGAACACGTTGCCCGGCTTGACCGTGATCGTGGCGGTCCCGGCCGATAGCGGCCCGACAAAGGGATTGGTCCCGTTGCCATAGACCACGTCATTGGTGTTGGTGGCATCGGCGATCAGCAGGATTTCTTTGACCTTGGAAAAGGTCAGCGCCTCGCCGAAGCGGTCGGTTAGGCTGGTCAGGTCGATGCTGAGCGAGCCCGAGGCCGCGATGCTGAAATCGTCGATATAGAGCGCGTTGGCCTGGTTGAGCCCGGTGCCGTTGGCGATCGACTTGGACAAGCTTTCATTGAGGTTGAGCGTGGCGACGCCGCCATCGCCATTGGCGGAAAGGATCCCGCGCACCTGCGCGAGCATCTGAAGGGCAATGTTCATGGCCGTCTCCGTGAAAAGCTAGAGCACCGGCATCCGGTGCTGGTCGCAGAGCATCGTGAACCCCAGCGGCAGCTCGGTCGCGCTGACGCTGGTGGTCGAAGTCATCACCGCTTCGCGGTTCGAATAGAGGTGCGCCGCGAACATCTTCGCGGCCGTGATCAGGCCGGCCGGGCAGGCGCCGTCCGGAAAGCCGGCATTGAACGTCACCGCGACGTCGCTGGCGCCGGCTGGCCAGGTTGTGCCGATCGCGGGGCAAAGGCCACCCGCCTGATCGACGCGCCAGGCGCCATCGTCGATCGTCTGGGCCGCACCCGCGCTGTCGACATAGGCGACGCCCGTGACGCTCAGTGTCGCCGCCGGGCCAATTCCGGGACGCATGCGGTCGCCGAAGGTCGCGAACGTCGCGACCAGGCCGGTGCACGGCCCGAGCCGCACATTGGCATATTGCTCGACGGCGTTGATCCCGATGTCGCGCAGAACCGCGATCAGATCGTCTTCGTCGCTGGTGTCGACGCGCAACCAGGTCTTGAGCGCCGGGACAGACAGCAACGCCTCGCCATACTCGTCGGCCGGCGCCGAGGGCGTCAGTGTGAAGAGCATGGCGAGGCGTTCCCGGGGTGGATTAGCAATTGTCGATCAGGAAGTGGAGCGCACCGGTCTTCGTGTCTCCACCCTGCGCGAGAACGATCTTGATCCGCTCCTGCGCCAGCGCCAGCTTGTCCTGTACCGCTGTGCCGCCAGCGGCGAACAGCGACGCGGTGCCGTCGGGCGCCGAGGTGGCGGCGCGCGGATAGGCGGCGAAGCCGGCTGCGACGTTGGTACGACTGAGCAGCGCTTCGCCGGTTGCCTCAGCCGTGATGGTCATGTCGACCGTGTTGGCAAATGGCGTCGTGCCGTCCGGCACGTAGACGACGCTGCAGAGCTTTCCAGCCACTTGCGGGCTGTATGCCGTGGCCGAGCCATCGGACGCCGTCGTCACCTGAACCTTGTACCTACGCATCGTCATTCTCCTTATGCGGCGCAACGGCGCCTAGGGTCAGCCCCGGACCTTCTTCGTCCTCGGCTTGGGGGCGGCCTTGTCGGGGTGACCCGGCGCGGCCTTGTTTGGCGAGGTGGAAGCTTCCTTCTCGCCATCGTCCTGTGCTTCTGCTCCCTCGATCACTTCGAAGGTGCGCGGGTGCGCCTTCAAGAGGTCGTTGCCGATCACGTCGTTGACCTCGATATGTTGCCCGGGGCGCAGCGTGTCCGCCTGCACCAGGCTGACATGGACTTGGTCCAAAACCTTCAGCTTCATGGTGAAATCCTTTCCGGGCGGCCGCACACGGCAGCCCGGAAAAGAGAGGGACGCCTGCCTCGGCGCCCCTCACTTCGTGGATCAGAGTGCCAGCGCGTCGCTGAAGTCGCCCTTGACGAACGCTTCCGGTCGGTAGACCGCCAGGCCGAGGCGTTCCTCTGCGCGAACGGTGATCAGGTTCTTGCGGAAGTTGTCGCTGTCCTCGGTCGAGATTTCGACGTTTGCATCCTCGCGGTCGAAGATCTGCGCGCCCAGTTTGAACGCCCCCGTCAAGAACTTGTCGGCAGTCATCGCCTGCGTCTCGACTACCGGCAAACGCCACAGGCGCGGATCGCTGCCGCCTTGCGGGTTGGCGAACAGATAGGCGCCCTCGTCGGTCTTGGTCAGCTCGATGTCCGCCCAGTCGATCGGGTTCAAGACGATACCCGTCGCCGGGAACTCGGCCAGCACCGCCTGCAGCATCGCGATGCGGATGACGTCGATCTTGGTGAGATTGCCGGCCGAGGTCGGCACGAGCGGCGGATTGTACGCGGTCGCCTGGGTATAGATGCCGTTGAGGTCAGTACCGGTGCCGCCGCCATTGAGCAGCTGGCCTTCCTCGACGTACATCAGCCCATAGCGAAGACGGCCGTCGATATACGACCGCAGCATAGGGATATCGTCGAGGATCTGCTTGGTGGCGAGCACCCAATGCGCGATCGTGGTCACCGCCTCGGTGACGATATCGAACTTGATCTCGGATTGCGGCTTGGTGCTGCCAGCCGTTTCCGAAACGGTCGCGGCGTTGTTGGTGAAGCCAGTCTCTTTCGGATACTGGATTGCGTTCGAGACGGTGTTGCCCGGCGTCAACAGGTCGCGGATCGTCATGCGGCGCTGGACAGGCATCAGGATGCCCTGATGATCGGGCACAATCAGGTCGCCGGCCGACCCGTCGGCATTAGTCGTCAGTGCCGAGATGATCGCCTTGACCGGCATGTTGAACGTGCCCTTGCGCGCACCACCCAGCCAGGCCTTTAGATCCTCGCTTTCGGTGACGATCTGGCCGACCGTCTTGCGGCCCTGCGGCTCTTCCTGACCTTCCCGAGCCATCTTCTGCTCGATCGTGTCGATGCGCCCGCTGATTTCGTTCATCTTGATCAGCGCATCGTCAGCCGACTTCTTGGTATCGCCGGTGATGGTGCCGAGATCCTTGAGCTCCTTTTCCGACTTCTCGGCGAAGCGCTTCACTTCGTCGGTCGCGTCCTTCAGGCCCTTGGCGAGCGCGTCGAGGTTGCGCTCGTCCAGACGCGCGTCTTCCTTGCGGCCGAACTCGCGACCGCGGATGTTTATGTTCATGGTGCTGTCCTTCGATTTAAGGGAGTTTGAAACTCGATAGGGTTTCGCTGAGCGCCTTCACGCTCTCGCTCGCCTCGATCCCATCGCCGGACTCGCTCCGGAGCAGGTGGGGAAGGCCGTGGGCGGCGACGACCGCGGCCTTGGTCTTCGAGAAGCCTGCCTCGCGCAGGAGCCGCTCAAATTCGGGAAGGGTCGGAAGCTCTCCGTGCGCCAGCTTGAACTTGACTGCATCGACGCGGGCTTCGTCATTCGCCGGAAAGGTCACCAGGCTGACCTCAACCAAGTCGAGTTCTAGTAGGGTGCGAATGCCGGTCTTTTCGTCGAACGACGATTTGCGCACCCAATAGCCGATCGACAGGCCGGTGACCGCGCCGGCTTTCAGAAGCGCAAGCGCTTCCTTCGCCTGGCCGACAGCGTCGACCAACAGGCGACCCTCGACGCGCAATCCCGTGTCGTCCTCGATGAGCGCATCGTAAACCCCGATAGGTTCAGCAGAGCGATGTTGCCACAGGACCGGCACGACACGCTTCTTCGCTTTCAGTTCTGCGAGGCTCTTCTTGAACGCCTTGGGGGCGACGACCTCGCCGTAGCTGTCGACGACGCCGAACACGGAGCCGTAGCCGGCGAACGTGCCGTCATCGCCGATCTCACCGGCTTTCACCTCGAGGTCGAAGTCGCGGACCTTCAGGCCGCCATACTTACGATGCATTGCCCACTTCCTTCGCGATTTCAGCGAGCCGCTCCGACAGCGGCGTATCCTGCGCCTGAACGATTGGCTCGTTGCCCCATGCCACCGGGCCAAGCCCAGGCTCCTTGGCGCGCACTTCGTTGATGACCATCCACTTGTTGCGCAGCGCGCTTTCGTAGAAGGTCGCACGGCCCTGGCTGTCGGCACGCAGCAACCCCTCAAGATTGAATTCGGCGAACAACCCCTTTGCGCGATCCGCCGGGCTTATCAGTTGTTTTCGCACAGCCTGTTCGATCCGGCGCAGATAAGGGTTGAGCGTGAACTTCTGGAAGCCGAGCAGCATTTGCTCGATCCCGGTGCCCCAGCTCGTGGTCTTCTCATTGTGCCCGATCATGAAGGGCGGGATGCCGAACCAACGGCAAATTTCCTCGACGCTCCAGCCGCGACTTTCGAGCAATTGCATGTCGTCGGCGTTCATGGAGATGCTCTGCCACTTCAATCCATGGCCCAGCACCATCGGCGTACCCGCCTTCATCGCGCCACGATATTTTTCGTAGAGCAGGTTCTCGGTCAGCTCTTGCTGCGCGCGATCGAGCTTCATGTCGCTTTCGAACACGCCGCTCGGCATGATGCCGTTGCCGAACATGCCGCCCGCGGCGCGATCCGCCGCGATAGCGATGCCGAGCGATTCCGCGGCATAGGAAATCACCGACAGGCCGTGCATCGGGCCGCCGCCAAAGCCGCGGATGTGGAACACACCGTCCTCGTCTAGGTCGTAGCTCTTACCGTCGGCCGACCATGTGTACCGCAGGCGCCCGGTCGACTGGCGGGTCACGGTGACGATTGCAGGGTTGACCGGCTCAAGGCCGATCAGGCGATTGTCGATCATCAGCTTCCGCGCAAAGTGATCGCCGCGCAACAGCATCGAGATCGTCAGATACTCGAAATAATCGACCGGCGTCTGGTCGGCATTCGGGCTGTCGTGCAGCACTGTGTAGAGCGGCGCGTCCCGCGCGACCACCTGCGTGCCGTCGCGATCGGTCGTATAGACGCCCATCGGCAGCGATCCGATAGTCGAACTGATCAGGCGAGTGCAGGCCCAGAACGCGCTGAGCCGCATCGCCGAAGCGTCGTTGACCGTCACGCCGGACGCGTTGCCCACCCGTCGCGACGAATTCTCCGGATCGCGAACTTTGGGATCAGGGCCGCCCGTCAGCCAGTTCGCCAGTGAACCGACCGCCTTACGCAGCCGCGATTGTTCGGCAATCGCCGCCATGGTCAGCCGCCCAGGCTCGCGATAAGCGCACATGCGCCACTGCCGCCCGATGCCTCTGGATTACGCTCCATCAGCTTCGTGGCGACGAACGCCGCGACGAGCGGGTCGATCTTCGCCTTTCCCGCCTGCGCCTTGGTGATCGCCACTGCATTTCCTCTTAGCTCGGCCTTCGCGTTCGAGACGCAGAAGGCCATCAATCGCGTTCCGCCGTGCGCCGCGGTGCCACCCTCCAGCTTGCGCTCGAGCGTGTTGATCGCACTGAACATGTTGGTCGCCGACTGCGACACGCCGACCACGTCGCCCTTGCCGCCATCCGCCAGGGTAAAGCCCGCGGCGACCAGCGCATCGAGCAGCGCGCCGATCGCTGCCGGGTCAGCGCCGATCCCGTGAGCTTCCGGCAGCAAGCCGCGTTCACGGATCACGACGCAGAGCTGCACCACCGCTGCGATATCGGGGTCGACCCCTTCGCCGGCTGGCCGCGCCTCCATCTCCAACTCATCGCCATCGGCCGTCAGCAGTTTGACTACGTCGCCGGCCGGCGCATCCTGTTGGCCCCAGAACACCAGGTCGCCATCCTTCTCGAAATCGAGCAGGGTCGCGGCGATCTCCTTGCGCCGCTCGAGCACCTTGCGATGCGCGAAGGCTCGGCTCCAGTAGAGCCAGACCTTGGTTTTCTTGTCGCGGCCGAGCGCGCTGAACCCGAGCAGATCGTCCAGCCCGCCGCCATCCACGCCCACCACGACGACCTCGCACCGGTCCAGGAACGCCTCGAAATCGGCGATCGGCTTGAAGCCGGCCTGCTCCCAGAAGTCAGCACCGCGCCAGCGGTCAGCGCGCATACGCAGGCCGATCTCGACGTTGAGGTTCTTCGCCAGGACGATTTGGACCGTTTCCTTCTTGCCGGTCTCTTCGTCGATTTCTTCTTCGCCCGAGTTCGCCCGCTTGAGCTTGCGCTGGATGAACTGGGTGCTCACCGAACGGCCGAGGTTCGGGTTGGTCACGTAGAAATTATCGGGGTTCAGATACGCCTGGCTCTTGAGCATGTGCTCTGGCCATTCGTACAGCATGCCCAGTGCCTCGTGGTCCTCGATCCTCCCATCGCGCACGTCGCGAAAATACTGCAGCTTCTCCTTGAAGATGCCCGCCGGCGGCTCATCGCTATGCGTCGTCAGGTAGATGACGAACCCTTCGTCGCGCGACGCCAGGCCGCCGGTCGCCTCTTCGAACATCGCCGCCGCGTCGGGCCGCTTACCGAATAGCCATAGCTCATCGACCAGAACGAACGCCGCCTTCTTGCCGCCAGCTACGCCAGCATCCGCTGCGATGACCTTCAACTCGGCGTTATTGACCCGGTGCTTCAACTTGCGTTCGTGGTCGACCACGTGGATCATTTCGAACAAAGTCGGATCCGCACGGACCATCGCCGCCGCCGGATTGAAGCTGTTGCCAGCAACTTCCTTGGTTGGCGCCAGGATCAGCAGCTCGTTATAATCACGCCAATTGCGGATCAGCGCCGTCAGCATGATGCCGGCTGCGATCGTAGACTTACCGTTCTTCTTGCTGATCAGCAGCATGAAGTCGTTGATCAGCCGACGCCCTACCGAGGCATCGTACGCGCCGAAGATCGCGCCAACGAAATCGAACACGAACGGCTCGCACGCCTCGCCGAAGGTCGGCTGGCCAGTCACGTCGACCATGCGCAGCGATTTGAATACCTTCAGCGCTTCCTCGGCCTCAGCCGGGAACAAGGGAGGTATGGGGATCAGCGATCGCCGCTCGACGATCCTCTGCTCCCAGTCCTTGCACGCCGTTGACCACATCGCGCGGTCAGTTCAACTTCGCTGGCGGCCCAGGCGGCGGTTCGTACAGGCCGCGCACCGCCTCTGCCGCTTCGAGCTGACGCTGCTTCTTCCCCTTCTTCTGCGCCTGGGCTGTTGGCGCCGGGGCTAGCGCCGCTGCCTTATCGTGAAGCCGCAACCGGCCGATCTGCTTCAGCAGCTCCTTCTCCGCCGAGACATTGCCGCCTGCCGCCAGGTTATTGAGGCGGGCGAGCTGCGTCATCTCCATGCGGAGAATGGCGTCGGCCCGCTTCGCGACCTCGGAAAAATATACCTTGCGGAGCGTCGGGGCCGAGACTCCGATCACCGTTGCCGCCTGTTTGACGCTCAGGCCGCGCGCGAACGCCAACAGCACCTTGTTTGAATTTTCGAGGCACCACTTAACCTCGGGCCTGCCAGGGCCGTCACGACTGAGGATGACCGGGTCACCGAACAGGTCGGTCCCGAGAATTTCATCAGCCAAGAAAAAAATCTCCAAATGAGGGGGGAGACGGTCTAGAGCGCCGCGCCCTCCCAGACTTTTACCCACCCCCCCTTGCTCGCCTCGCGCGGGCCTTCGCGGTCTTGATGCTGTGGTGCCGACCGCAATACCACTTCGCCTGATCGTAGGGCGGGAAGTCCGGTCCACCGTCTTTGCGCTCGACGTCATGGTCGAGGATCAAGCGATGGGTCGATCCACACTCACAACACCACACCCCGCCCTGCTGGGCGATGGTCCAATCCCGATGCTCACGACGATACTGCAGCCAGCCGGGCGACTGATAGAAGCTCTCCGCCACCTTTGGCATCGCGCTCACCTTGGGAGCGAGGCCGCTGAGCCTGTTCGGCATGGCGGTCAGCCGTCCCACGTTGCGTGTTCCAAATACGCCAAGGGGCGGCGAGGCCGAAGCCGCACCGCCCTTGGCAGGTTGATCGGAGAGGATCACATGGTGTGACGCACGGTCACCCCAAGCGTATCAATGGATATGGCCAAACACCCCTAGAAACGAACAACTTTATTTCGACCCCCTAGAACACATTCCGCTTGACACCTCTACCCCACGGAAAACCGCCATTCCTGACTTCAACGCCCGCGATTGGCGCGCTTCACGACCTTCCGCATGCCGCGCGAATACTGCATCCTCAGCTTGTCCGCCGATCCCGACAGGGCAGGGTCGGGCCGCGCACCCTCGCTGACCAGCGCCAGCCACGAGACGCGCGCGTTGCCGGAAGCCCGCGCCGATATCGCCATCGCGATCACCTTGCGCTCATCAGCCGTAGCCGCTTCGACCCAGCCGAACGCTTCATCCATTGCCGCCAGCTCGGCGCGGGTCGATGATGCCGGGCGCAGCGTCGGCGTCGACACGCCATCGCCGGTGTCGCCATAGTCGCCGAACCAGGTGTGCCTGCGGAAGTCCGGCCACATAGCACGCAACCGATGCCAGCCACGTTCACGGTCGGGCTGGCGCCAGCAAGTCTGCATCGCCTCGATCAATCGCTCCTCGACCTCGGCGAACGATAGCAAGCTTCCAGCGTCGGAACCGTTCGGTTCAACCCTTCCGCTTAGAGGCTCCCGGTAACCCATTGGAATATCCTATCTAATTTAATTGGACGGAAAGATCGGAAGGGTTGGAAACATCTGCGAATATTTCGCTTCGCGCACATGCCTGCGCACCTGTGATGTGCGGAACATGTCGGCAAACCTTCCAACCCTTCCAAAGCCACAGAAATCCGCGCTTTCTCCCTTCCATCATCCTTCCGGCAACCCTTCCATTTGGAAGGATGGGAACCGAACGCAGGCGCTAGGGCGGCATGTCGTCGTCGTAGAACGAGGTCGGTGGCGCCCGGGCGCTGTCGAGCGCGAGGTCGTCACGATCGTCCATCGCGATCACCTTGCCGTCGCTATCGACGAAATCGTGGACGTCCTTGGTCAGGCGAAGCCCCGACCATTGCATCCCGTTGGACCGGCTGGTCTGATATCCCTTCTCGGTCATCGCCCTGGTGAAGCTCTTGTTCGACCACTCGCGTTGGCCCTGTTCGCCAGTGGCCTTGGCCCAGGCAACGAACACCTCATGCAGGCGCGAGGACTGTACCTTGCCCTTCTCGTCAGGCTCGGTGCACATGCGCAGGAAGCGCGCGATCGGGTCGCTAGCATCACGGTACTTCGCTGTTTCTTCAGTGACGCTGGCCGGCTCTATCAGCCCGTTCGTTAGATAATCGAGCAGACCGGCGACCAAACGGTTGAGCACGCCCGACGCTTCCTCAGCGATGATCTTGGCCGGCAGCTTGGGGTCTTTCTCGGGCCAGTCCGCCACGCCCGGCTCCGGCCGTTCGATATTGCGCAGCCAAGCTACCAGCTTCATCCGGCTCCAAATCCCGTCGTCGGTGTCGGGAATATCGAACCGCGTGTTGCCCATAATGATCAGCTTAAAAACCGGGATCAGGTTGAAGAACCCGCGATGCAGCATGCGAACCGACAGCGGATCGCCGCCCGTGACGAGCTTGATCAGGCCACTGTCCAGCTTCTCGTTGCGGCCCGGCTCGGCTGCACGCAGCAGGCGGACACCGCCCAGTTTTGCGAGATCGGGCGACGCCTGGTCGCCGCGCTTCTTTATGCCCTGATCGAGGAATGATCCGATGGGGATGTTGTCTGCATATTCACCGACGACGTGCTGCCAGACGTCGAGCGTGGTTCCTTTGCCGTTGCGCCCGCGCCCATACCAGAACCACATCTTCTGTTCGCCAGCGTCGCCGGTCAGCGTGTACCCACCCAACTGGTGAAGATAGCGTCGCATCTTCGCGTCCGGTTGCGCCCATGCCAGCATCTTGTCGTATCGAGGCGACGACATCGAAGGATCGAACACGACCGGCGATAACTTCGTCAGCATGGCCGCGCGATCATGGGGCTCCAGCTCGACGCCGGCGACGACAGACCCATCGGGAGCCTCGTCCCGCCAGAACCGTAATGTGCCGTTCATGACGTTGAACGCCATCGGGTCATGGTCGAATTTCTCGATCGGCGCCGTCAGCCAGCGTCGCGCTAGGTTCGCTATTGCGATCGGCTTGCCGGCCGTCTCCGACTGACGGCCGAATATCGCGATCTTGGTCGACAGCAACTCGAACGACTTCCCCTTGGGTATCCAGCGATCGAGCCCGTGCGGATTGCCTTCGCTTTCTAGGTCGAGCTCATGCTCTTTGCCGGCGCGCTTCAATTCCCATCGGACGCCCGTGTCGGCGACGAACCGCGCCTCTTCCTGGATCGCGCGCACCGTCTCGAACACGGCCGCGATCACCTCGGCCGGAGGCGTCTTCTCGTCCTGGTCGAGCACCTTCCAGCGCCGCTCGTCCCAACCGAGCCAACCCTTAGCCGTCGTGAAACGGAAATTCGCGCCGAACCGGTCGCGGAACCGCTCCGCAATGCCGAAGTCGGTCATCGGGTATTTGCCGCACTTCTGCGTCAGCAGCAGCGACGCGACGTCGAAGCCGCGCGCAATCCCGTCCTCTAGCGCCCGGTCGACGTCCTCGTGTTGCACGTCGGCGATCGTTTCATATTCCGCCCACAGCGCCTCTTTGACCGCGGTGATGTCGAGCAGCTTCGCCGCCACGCGCCGGCCGGCGCTGAACGCCAGCCGCAACACGGCATCCTTGGTCGGATCGAGATATTCGATGCGACGCGCCAGCCACGCGGCCGAGGCCTTCTCGAACCGCGCTGCGTCCCCCTCCGCCAGCCCCTCATCGGGTTCCACGGTTCCAGATTGGAAGGATTGTGAAGGTGACCGCTGCGCCGGGGGCGCGGGGGCGCGGGCGGCGCCAGGCGGGCGCGGCGCGTAGCGGCCCGCCTCGGCGCCGATATCGGCCATGTCACGCGGCGTGCCGATGCCCTTGACCAGCCCAGTGTCGATCGATCGCTGAGTTTTGGCGACGTCCGGCCACAATTCGGCGACGGCGTAGAGCGCGCCCTTGACCAGGCTTTCGGAGAGATACCCGGCGCCGACGATCGCGCCGAGCCGAATCGCCGCGGCCGATATTCCGTCATTGCGCTTGCCCTGTTGAAGCCGCTCGGCCGCGCCGATCTCGTTGTCGAGCGCCGCCCGGGCCCAGGCGACGCGCGCGCGCTCGACCGGATCGTCGGTGTTGATCTGCCGGCGCTCGGCCGAGGCCGTCGCCGGCGACGGCGATCGCGGCGTTGATTTCCGCTCGCTCTGTTTCGGCGCCCGCAGGATCGCGATCAGCTCGGCCGGCGCGTCCATGATCGCCGCGTCGTCGCGCCAGTCGCCGCGATCGAGCCAGCGATATTGGCCCGTCGACGCGAACTCGACCGGTTCGAGGATCTCGCTTGGCGGCGCGATGACGTACCCACCCCGGCCGCGCACGTCGACATGATCGGGCAGGTTGCCCTTGTTGCGGATTTCCTCGCCATCGGTCGGTTGCCGGAAATAGACGTGCACGCCGCCCGAGGGCGTGATGGCTGTCAGCGATCGCGGCAGCGGGCAACCCATCTGCTCCTCGAGCGCAGCCTTTAGCTCGACCAAGGTGAGCAGCCGAAGGATCGGCTTGCCGTCATCGTCGACCAGGACTTCGCCGGTCGACGGGTCGTGATCCTCCACCCAGCGCGGATCGAAATCGACCACGAAGCAGCCGTTCTCGCCAGCGGGGAGGCCGATCAGCGCGTTAGGGTAGGAACGCCACCAGGCGTTTATCCGCTGTTCGTCGGTTGTCGCGTCCTTGAGCCCGGTGCCGGTATAGGGCGCCTTGGCGCGAGGTGTCGCCATCTCGCCCGTCGAACGCTTTTTGTAGGGCGCGCCGTCACACTCCCGGCACGGGAACACCGGCCAACCGCGGCGAACATACTGGAGCGCCACCTGCCCCATAGGGCTCAGCGGCGACGACGTAGCAGACACTTACACTTCCCCCGGAACGCGACCTGGTGGCGGGTATTGGCCGACCCGCCGGCGGCTTCGATTAACCTTCGTCGCCGTTCAGCAAGCTGATCAGGTAATCCGCTGAGGCTTCGGCATTCTGCTCGGCCGGCCAAGCGCCCGCCTTCGCGTTCCGGTCCCAAGTCTCGAACGCGTCGACCAGCTGGCCACGCGTGGTTGTCACAACATCGTCGTCCATGTTCCGTCTCCATCGGGATCACCGGGTAGTCGCCGCCCGGCCTCGGCATTGCGGATGCCGAGGGGTTACGTCGGCGCCTCACCGGTTCGTCGGTCGCCGGCGAGAGGATGGGCATTGAGCCAGGTGCGCGCCTCGATCGTCGCAGCCGAATATTGGTGCCACGCCTGCCGGCGTGCGCTGTCGGTCAGCCGGTCGCGCAGATCGTGCGGCAGGCGCTTGAAACACGCTTTGCAGCAGGCCGCGCGGCGCCATTGCAGCAGGTTGCCGCAATAGCTGACCGGGCAGGTATGGGCGGCGTTTCTCATGTTCCGACCAACTCCCGAAAGAGGATCGGCTGGACGCTGCCGTCCCCGTAGACGCTATCAAGCCATGCTGCCGCGCTCGGCTCATCGCCGTCCCATTTGTCGGGGAAGGTCCGGGCGGCGATCAGTTCGCGGATGCGAGCCTCTTCCTCATCGTTGATCAGGTCGACGCGGGCGCGGCGCTGGATATCGAGTATCTTGTCGAGCGCTTCCGCACGCGCCTTGAGCGTCAGAGGCCCCATCCGCTGCGGGTTTTTGGCGATGCTGCCATCCTTCAGCCGCTCGACGCCGCTTTTGCGAAGGCGCTGCTTGGCCTTGCGCATCCAGCGATAGAGCGGCTTGAGTTCGAGCAGCTGTGCCAGATGAGACCATGCCGGCATGGCCACGATCACTTCCAGCGCCGTGTCCTTCTCGGTCAGCGGACAGCCGATGCAGCCGGTACGCGCATTGATCTCGGTCGCGTCGTCGCCGCCGTAGGCGTCCGCCAGGATCGACACCGGCCAGCCGCCGAACTCGGGCTGCGGCGCGTAGACCTTCAGCCAGTCCCACACCGTGCAGACGCGCCAGTGCAGCAGCGGTGCGAGGGTGGCGAGCCGGCCTTTGATGCCCTTCGCCTCGGGCAATACCTGCTGGTACCAGCCCTGGCCGCACTCCGCGCCGTCCTTTGAACACGACATGGATATCCGGCCGTCGCGGACTGCGCTTTCGCCTTCACGGACACCGGTGAGCATCAAGGCGGTACCGGGCAAGCCGGCGATCGCTTCGCCGAGCGCCTCGGCCATCGGCTCGACCTTGATCTGGCGGGTGCACCAACGCAGCGTGTTATTGTTCGGGGGCGGCACGCCGCGCCCGAGGATATAGACCATGAACCGCTTACCGAGCGGCGCCGTGACAACGGTCAGCTTGATCCAGTTGCGGGCGCGCAGCTTAGCCATGACGAGCTCGGCCGCACGCTGGATCGGCGGAAGCTCCTGCCGCGTGTCGACGTAGAAAACGTACAAGACCTCGGGCTGCGGCAGCAGGCCGGCATCGATCAGGTGAATGATCAACGTCAGCAACGCCGTGCTGTCCTTGCCACCCGACCAGGCGAGCGCGAAATGACTATGGCGCGGCCAGTATTCACGAAGCGAGGCGAGCGTCATCTCGACCATCTCTTCGTGGACCATATGGACGCCGCGGGCGAACAGGTTGTCGATCGCGGTCACGCCGCACCATGAAGGAATGGAAGACCATGCATCGTCGCCGACGCCCAATCGAAAACGGTTGGCCGGGCCGCATCGAGCGAACCGAAGCCGTACAACGTCATCTCCGGTTGGCATTCGCCGTCGTCGGTAAAGGCGTGGATCGTGCCGTCAGCCTCGCCGTGAATGGTGAGATCGATGCCACCGATTAGCCAGCACTCTTCGGGGCAACCGCATTCTTCGCTTGGCTGCGTCGAGCGAAACTCGATCGGGATCAGCGTCATTCCGCCGCCTCCGCCTGCTCTTCGATCGCGAGCAGATCGAACAGGTTGGGCGTCGCGCGGCCGACGTCCTGTTCGCGCAACAGCTTCACGCCATCGGCAAAGTAATCCGGGTTCAGTTCGGTCGCGGCACCGCGCCGGCCGGCCTTCACGGCACGAAGCGGCACGGTCATCAATCCCCCGAAAGGGTCATAGACCAGGTCGCCGGGGTTCGACCAATTGGCGATCGCGCGGTCGACGATATCGAACGGCAGCGGGCACAGATGCTGCTCGCGTCCCTTGGCGCTTTGCAGCGTATTGGCGCCCAGCATGCGGGCAACGTCAGTCCAGACTTCGGGATGCCAGCTTTGCACCGGCATCAGCGCGAAGTCCGTCGGGAGCGACCAGCGCGCCTCCATCGCCTCCATCAGGGCGACGTGGCCGTCATGCTCGTAGACGGTCGAATACGACCAGCCGCGGAACAGCTGATAGAGCTTGTCCCACTTGAGCCCGACCAGGTCTTCGGGCGCCAGGACGCGGTTGACGTTGCTGCGCCAGTAGCCGGCCGCATCGGTCTGCCAGCGCGCCCGCGAATAGCCGGTACCGGGCACCGGCCGGGCGTCCATGTTCTCGACCAGCTTCTTGTCCCACGGCACGATCTCGCCGGTGTCGACGATCTGTATCATCGGCTTCGGCTTGACGACCGGCTCATCGGCGTAGCCGTTCCCGCGGTCGCTGGGCGCCTTGCGGAACAGCAGGAGATATTCGGGCAGGCCGACGCCCATGCCCGAGGCGTCCTTGCATTGCTCGCTCCACCCCAGCCGATAGGTGCCCGCATTCTCGCGCACGACGTCGGTGACGATCGTGATCATCCCGAGATAGGCGAAACCGTGCTTGCGATAATGCTCGATGCAGCGCGCGTGGAACGGCTCGATCGTGCGGAAGCCGAGCCCGGTCATCCCGCTCGGAACGACACGATCCTTGACGTGCACCGCCAAGCGCCGCCCAGGCTTCAACCCGCGCAGCAGCTCTGGCGACAGGAAGTCCATCTGCGCGAAGAAATGGTCGAGGTCGTCGGTGTGACCGAAATCGTTGTAGCTCGGGCTATACTCATATTGCGACCCGAACGGGACGCTGGTGACCATCAAGTCGATGCTGTCGGTCGCCAGGTTGCGGGCCTGCAACACGGTGTCGCCGCGCCAAACCTGCCAATCGGGCTGACCGTCGAACGTCGCGATCGTGGCCTGCTCGCAGTCGAGATCGGTACCGGTTTCGACCGTCCGCTCCAGCACGTCGCCAGCACCGTCGAGCCCAAGCCCATAGCGCCGGATGATCTCGCTCATCATCGCGCACATCGCGTCGTAATCGCGCCACTTGCGCTCCAGCTCGGCGCGCACCGCGCGCTCGGCTTCGGTGTAGATCAGGTCGATCAGGACGTCGTGCGTCTGACCGAACCGCTGCACCCGATAGATGCCCTGGATGAAGTCCCGGAATTTGAACCCGATGCCGAGGAATATTTCCCACCAGCAATGCTTCTGGAAATTGCAGCCGGCACCGGCGATCACCGGCTTGGTCGCAAGTTCGGGCGCGCCGCCATGCTTGAAGCGCTGGAATGCCTTCGATCGCTCGCCCGTGTCCTGCGATCCATACACGGTGACGATGCCAGGGATCGCCTTTTCAATCGCCAGCCGCTCGCGCTCGAGGTCGTGCCAGATCAGGCGGTGCGCGGCCGGGTCTTCGGCGCGCAGTTCCATCATCTTCGCGATGCGGGCGTCGATGCTGTCGCGCTTCTCTCGGCTCGCCTCGATGACGCCGATCGCGTCCTTCTTGAGCAACAGGCCTTGCCCGGCCTTGTCCTCACCCGCGATCGCGTGATCGGCCGCGACCTCGTGCCAACGCACGCGGATTGGGGGCAGCGCATAACCTTCGTCGCTATGCCCGAGATCGCTCGGGCGCTGCACGAACGCCGCCCAGCTGTTCACCCACAGCCAGAACTCTTCGACCTTGTGCGGGTGGATCGTCAGGTCGTCGGCTTGCTCGCTGTTGCGCTTGAAGAAACGGGTCTTTGCCTGCCCCACGTCCATCACCTCGAGGAACGCGGCGTAGGCGAGCAATTCGACATATTCGTTCGGCGCCGGCGTTGCCGACGCGACGAACTTGTATTTCAGGCCGGGAAACAACCGCATGAACTCGCGGAAGGTCTTCGTCCCGCCGAAACCGCGCAGGCAGTCCGCTTCATCAAGCGATACCGCATTGAACAGGCAGACGTCGATCTTGCCTTCGCGGACGCTCTCGAAATTGGTCAGAAACTGGCCGGCGAAGCCCGCCGCCACGGCCGAGAGTATCTCGGCCGTGGTGCGAACGAACTTCGTTTCAACACCGATCTGCTTAGCGTCGTCGTCGAACGTCCCTTCAAGGATGACGTTGAGCGGCGCGACGATCAGCTGCAGGCCGCCTTCGCCCAGCCTGATCAGGCGCAGGCACTCCAGCTGCATCACGGTCTTGTGCAGGCCGAAGCTGGCGAAGATCGCGCGCCGGCCGCCATTGACCGCCCAGGTGACGATATCGCGGCAATGCGGCTTGAGCCACGGATGCACGTCGTTGGCGGGCACCGGCAGGCCGAGCGCGGGCAAAGTAATGATCTTCGCGCGGACGAAATCGAGATAGTCGAGCGGCTGGGCAGCGGTCGACGACGCGAGGGCGACGGCGTGCCTCATGCTGGCACCGCGCACCGCACGCGCAGACCATGGAGCGGGCATTGAACAATGCCGTTCGCGTCCCGCGGAAACTGCGTCAGGTCAGCTTTCTGATGCGGACAGAGAACCCGACCATCGTCCAGCCGGATCGCTTCCGCCGGCGCGCCATAGGCGTCCTGCAGCTTGTGGAAGGCGGTGTTAAAGTCGGGCAGGACGCTGGGGTAACTGACATGCCGGCATTTACGCCGCATCAGCTCCGGACGGCCTTTGGGCAATGTTTTACCACGATAGGTCAGTGGCGCCCCGCTCACCGCGATCACGCCATCCCTAAACCTGTCACCCTCCATACGGTGCCATCCGGCGCAGGAAGCCGCCCACGCTTCTTGCCGTGCCGTCAGAAATCGCAGGTCGAGGTGATAATGCTCATCAGCAAAATTAAAGAAGCGGGCATCGGTGTGCTTGGGGCCGATCACCGGCCAATCGTTGACGCGACCGTGCCAAGGGTAGTCTTGGACGACCGGCACGAGATAGTACCGACCGACAACCGGCGGCTCGCGAAGATCAGAGAGAAGCGGAGTATTCACGCCGCACTCTGCAGCGCGTCGATGACCACACCCCACAAGCCGGACTCGCTCATCTGGAACCGGTCGAAATCCTGGTCGAACGTCTCGCCATGCGTGATCAGCGAACTGGCATGGACAACGCCCTCGCTCAGCTTGCGCATCAGCGTCACGACGACACCGCTGTTCGGCGTCTCGTGATAGGCAAGCTCGGGCATGAAGTAGGTTTCGCCCGGTCCATAGGTCTCGTCGGACAGCGCTTGCACCGCTACGCGCCCGGTGACGAAGGACATACGCCCGCCCTTTTCGCTGCGCGGCCCGTCGTGCGAAATCAGGTCGTGCGTCCCTTCGGGATCAGGCGCGATCAGATATCGCCGGTTGACCTGCTCCCCGACGATCACCGTCGACTGGAAGCTGAAACGGTGATTGTGGATCGACGAATGGTCGAAGCACTGCCGGCGCGGCAGATCGGGATGCCAGACGTGGAGCCGTTGGTTTCCGGGCAGCTTCACCTGGATGAAGCCCAGCCCGTGCATGCTGATCTGTTCGGCGGTGGCCGTGAAGTCCCTCTGGTCGTCTGCCGGCCGGCATCCGATCGAATGCGCCATCGTGCATGGATAGATCGCGTTGTGAATGCACCTGAGTGTCATGATCGCTCCCCCGTATGTTGCTTGACGTGCGCCTTGATCGCCTCGCGCACGCCGGGCAGGTCGTCGCCCTCGATGTGCAGGCCGATCGCCAGGTCGTCGGCGAAGGTCGCGACGCAGCGTTTGCACAGCGCACCCTCTTCCTCGCTCATGCGACCGCGGCGGACCTGTTCGTCGATGCCGGCCGCGTGGCGGCGCCGATGCGTCAGCATCGCCGTCCGCTCGTGCACGATCGTCTCGATGCGGATCGCGATGATCTCGAAGCCGTCAGCCATAATAGGCTTCCTTCAGCCGCTCGAGCTTCCGTTCCGTCGCCGCGATCACCATCGGCAATCGCCGCTTCTCCTGCGAAAACCGGTTCTTCAACAGCTTGAGGCGCCGTTCGCCCGCCGGAGTGAGCAGGTACGACCGTTCGTCGCCCTCAAGCGCCGCAATCTCCTCGCGCAACTGGGCAAGTGTCGGCGCCTTAGCCATCAGCGACGCCTCCCGCATTCCGGGCAGAAAGCGGCCACGCTGTCCGGCCCATAGAGCGCGTCGAACACCGGCTTGTTGCGGATGCGCCAGGCTCGCGCCCAGGCGATGCCCGCCTCGCGCTCCGCCCGCTGCGCCGCATTGTACCGGACGCGCCCATCGGCGAGCCCCCCCCCCCAAGCACGCTCATAACGATCCCTCCACGGTCTTCTGGCGCGTCGCCATCACGGTCACGACGCGGCGTTGGCTTGGTCCCATGTCGACCATCTGGATGACCCCGCGCGCGATCAGCCGGCGCAGCACGTAGCTGGCGCGGCTCGCGTCCTTCAGGGTGCATTCGCGGGCTAGTTCGGCGTTGGTCGCCATCGGCAGGCGCAGGTTGAGGCGGCGCTTGATCGCGCGCATCACGGCATCGTCGTCGTCGTCGGTCTGGACGATCGCTACCGGCCGCGGCGTCTCGCGGATCCTCTGGGCGATGAACTCGATCACACCGTCGTCGCGCCGGCGACGCACCAGCGTCACGCGGCGCGCGTCGGCCAGCGATCGCGCAAGGGTCCAGATCGGATCGGAGCGCGGCTCGACCCGCCCGACCGCGAAGATGAAATCCTCGCCGATCAGGGCATGCGCCGCCCAGGCGAGCAGTTCGTTGCTCGGCCGGCAGACGGTCAACGCCGCGATCTGGAACGTCGCGACCGTCACGACAGCGCTCGCCGCCCGAACAGGTACTCAAACAGGGTGGAAATAGTCGGTGAAGCGGGAGCGCAAGGGGCCGCCCCCGCTTCACCTTCACGCGCGACAGGGGTCGCTGTCCGTTCGCGCGCGATCTGATTGGCCAAATGCGGGGTATGCGCGATCGCCGTCGCCCAGGCGCCGCTCTCGCTACCCCCGTTTTCCGGATCGTCGATGGTGACCGTGCCCCCCCGGAAGATCATCCCGCATCGCCCGCGCGCAGGTCGGCAATCGCGGCAACCACGGCGTCGCGCAGCGCGCACAGCACCGGATCGCTGCATTCGATCGCCAGGCCGAACCCGACGATCTGGCGCAGGCTTGGTTCATCCGCGACCGCGCGGAACCGGAACAGCGGACCCGGCGGGATGGTGCCGATCGCGCCGATGCTCGCGGTCGCGCACGTCACCGCGCCCAACATCTCTCCCGCAATCTCATCCATGGCGGGCACGGGAGTGTCCAGTTCGTCCGGCCACAGCCGGCGCCACAGCTCCGGCGTCAGCACGCCATTGGTCAGGCGCCCCATTTCCTCGCCGATATCGTTGCCCGGCATATAGCCGTCCGCGAGGAGGCGGGAGACGCCCGACCAGCCGCCCAAGAAGTCGACCAACGGATGCGTCGCGCGATCGGCCAGGAACTCGGCCAGCATCATCGCGCCCTCGCTGACCGGGTTGCTGGCACCGGCGTCCTCACGCGCCCTGGCCACCAGCATCATTCCCCGCACGCTCGGCTTGAATGTCGTAATCGCGTTCATTTCCCCTCCTTCGCCACGATGGCGTTCAATTCGGCGCGTAACCGCGCGCTCACGGTGTCGTGTTCGTCGAGCTGGATCAGGATGCGGCGCGCCTCGCGCGCATCGCATTTGCCGTCGTCGCGCAGCGCGTCGGCAACCTCAGTCGCCACGTCGCCCAGCTCGGCCATCATGTCGGCCACGGTCCTGAGCAGGTTGTTGTCGCCGCCCGGCACGCTGGGCAGTGGCACTACGACGAAGCCGAGCAGCCGCGCCATAGCGCGCAGGATCGGCGGATGACCGGCGTTCCCATGCCCGATGCTTTCGATGATCACCGCGTCGCGAATCGTGATGCTGTCGGGCGAATGCGGCGAGCAGCAGCGCGACAGCTGGCTGTCGGACTTCCCCGTCTCGCGCTCGCACACGTCGAGCCCGCCCGCCGCCTGGACCGCTGCCTTGGTCGCGGCGGCCAGCACCTGCTCGTCGCTGGTCAACGGCCGGCTACGCATTGGCGATCGCCCGGCGGGAATTTTCCGCGCCGTTTCCCGCTGACAGATCGACGGCTCCGGTCGTATCGGCATCGTCATGATCAGCGACGCCATCCACCCCGAGCGGAAAGACCACGTCATGCGCGGTAATGGCGATACAAAGTTCGCGCGCCTTTTCGAGGACAGCAGGCTGTTTGCCGGCCGGGATGCGCCCCGCCGACTTCCAGCCCTGCACGGTTGACGGAGCTTCGCTGAGATGCTCGGCCATGGGGCGGATGCCCCCGAATTTGTCGAACAGCGTGGTCATGGCCGCGCGTTGTGCGTAAGTTACGAACAAACGTCAACGGAAAAAACGCACAGACGGTGTACGGAATTTCCGCGACAAGCGGCCATGCCCGATCTCGGACCCGTAACAATGCAGTTGAAAGCCCTGCGCGAGCGCGCCGGGTTGACCGTGCGCGGCACTGCCGACGCGCTCGAAATGCCAGCGTCCAGCTATGCCGTTTATGAAGATACAAAGCGGTTTAAGAAATCGCTGATCCCGGTGCCGCTGGCGCAAAAGCTGGCCGATCTCTTCGAGCGCCACGGTGTCGATCGCTCCATGGTGCTTAGGCTCGCCGGCCTGGACGCGGGAGGCGATATCGTCAGGACGCCTGAGGCCTTGGCCGACCAGCTCGACGCGGTGCTGCTACCTGAGATTGATGTCGAATATGGCATGGGCGGCGGAACCGACGTGTCAGACTTTCCGGTCGTCCAACACGTGCCGTTCAGTCGATCGTGGCTGGCGACACTGACCAACGCCTCGGCCGATCATCTGTTCGTCGCGCGGGGCTACGGCGATTCGATGATGCCGACGATCCTCGACGGCGATATCGTAATCTTCGATCGCTCCGAACGCGTGCTGCGCAGCCAAGATCGGATTTGGGCTCTGATCTATGGCGGCTTCGGAATGCTCAAGCGCTTACGTGGCCTGCCCAATGGCAACCTGCAGATCAATAGCGACAACCCCGCCGTCTCTTCGATCGAAGCATCGGAAGGTGAGGCGTTCTTAGTTGGCCGCGTCATAGCCATCGTGCGAAAAATGTAGCTGTTCGTAATTTACGTTTGACAGTGTACGCATAATACGAACATAACGCCGCCCCGAAAGGAGCGGCCATGTCCAACCACGAACCCATCCAAGTGCCTTTGGGCGTGATGCAGTCGCTGCATCGCCTCCAGGCGCTCGCCTACGATCCCACCCGCACGGAACCGATCCCGTTGGAGGCGGTCCAGGCGTTGTATCGTCTCGAAACGCTCGCCTACGATCCGTCTTATAACGATCGCGCCGGCGAGGATTATGCCTGGGCGGACGAACTCGGTCGGCCAGTGCGCACGGACCAGGTCGGCCGCTGGCTGGCCAACACCGCCTTCATCGTCGCGATCATGCTCGCCGCCATGATGCTCGGCGGCTTCTCCTGGGCGCTTGTCGGCGGGCGGGTGCAGTGATGGTCACGCCCGGCACGATCGAGGAAGCGCGCCAGTCGGCGCTCCGCGCTGTCGGCAGCGTGTATTCGGACAATGAGGGCAACGCTCACGTCGCCGTCGCTGCCGCGATGGGTGCGCTTGATGTCTTCCTTGCGAACCTCGGTATGCGATCGGACGGAAGCGATGACTTGGTGTCACGCTCCCAAGCGGCACAGACCGTGGCGCGCCTGGCCGTGCGAACGCGATCAATGAAAAAGCCTGCAGGCGATCCGCTGGAAGGCGGGATCGTTGACGGACTGCTGGAGAACCAGGCCAAGGCTTTTGACGAAGCCGCGGCCGCTATACGCGCGATGCCGTGCGCGGACGATCTTATCGCGGCGAAGCGCTGATGGTCGCCCGTGCCCACGTCGCCCCGAACTGGATCGAATGGCGCAACGGCAAGGTCGTGCGCCAGCGGACCTATCCGAAGCCGCTCGCCCAGCCAGACCAACGGCCAAGCGCCTGACCCCTTCCGGCCGCGCGCGATGCCCGCGTGGAACGACCGGCGAACGGCATCGGGAGTGATCACATGAAGCAAGTACTCATCACCACTGCGCACCGCGGCGTCTTTGCCGGCGAAATCCCCGACGACCAGGACCTCACCGCCAAGGCGATGCCGCTCAAGAACGCGCGCATGGCGATCTATTGGGGCACCACCAAGGGGGTGATGCAGCTCTGCGACACCGGCCCGACGTCGAGCAGCAAGATCAGCGCGCCGGCCGATATCCCGATGCTGCACGACGTCACCGCCGTGTTCGCGATCACCCCGGAGGCCTGGTCGGTATGGACCAAGTAATCACCGCGGATGACGTGATCCGCGCCGGAGCATGCAGCTCCGGCGTCGGCACGGTCGTCAGGAGGCTGGGCATCAAACTCGCAGCGGCGATGCCCGTCTCCAAACTTCTGCCGCTGCTCAAGGGAGACGAGAGGGACTATGCTCTACGGGCGGCAGCAGCCGACGGCGACGGCGACGGCTACGGCGACGGCTACGGCGACGGCTACGGCTACGGCTCCGGCTACGGCGACGGCGACGGCGACGGCGACGGCTACGGCTACGGCGACGGCGACGGCGACGGCTCCGGCTACGGCGACGGCTACGGCTACGGCTACGGCGACGGCTACGGCTACGGCGACGGCGACGGCGACGGCTCCGGCTACGGCTACGGCGACGGCGACGGCGACGGCCTGCGCAATGGAGATGGGCAGGCCTACGCATGACCCATGTGCCGCATCCCGTCGCCACAGGATCGGAGGGGCGTTTCGCCCCTCCGATCAAGGTCGCTTGCGCTCCCGATTTGATGCCGGCCAGGCTGCAGCGCACGCGGGTGCGCCATAACTTCACGCCTGCTGGCGCGACCTATGTCGGGCGTCCGACCCTATACTCGAACCCGTTCGAGCGGCGCCGGAGGATCGGCCACAAGCGGAGCGTCATCCTCTATGAGGCATGGGTCCTCGGACGCCTCAGCCCCTATATCCTCTCTCGTTGCGGCTTTGGACGCGATGAGATCGCGAGCCTCTATCGCTGGCGGCAACGCCTGCTGCGATCACTACCCGGCTTGAGGGGCCGCGACCTGCAATGCTGGTGCCCGCTCACGAGCGAATGGTGCCACGCCAACGTGCTGCTGCGCCTGGTCAACGATCCCTTCGCCCTCGCGCGTCTGCTCGCAAGCGAAGTACTTCGGCTGGCCGCATGAACGAACTGCGCACCTTCGCCAGCGATGTTACGCCGTGGCCAAAGCGCCGCGACGACTGGGAAGCGTGCGCTCGGCTCGCCGGCGAACTGCTCGAGCAACGCCAGCAACTCTATCCCGGCCTGGTCGAGCGGCAGAAACTGACCGCCAACCAGGCCGAGCGCGGCTTGCGCGTCATGGGTGCGATCGTGAAGCTATGGCAGGTCGTGCTGGCCTGTCAGGACTTGCCGGCGCCGAATGACTGCGCTGCCGCGCTGGGCGCCTCGCTGGCCGAGATGCAGACGGAGATCGCCGGCAGCCGCGACCGCCTTGGCCAACTCGCCGGCCGTTCGGAGGCCGATGGCGGCGATCTCCACAATGCAGAACTCGGCGAGGCTCTGTGGTGGCATCTGCAACCGGTCAGCGATGGTGGTCCGCCGCACATCTGGATACCGCACGGCCTGGCTCAATGGCAGCGCAGTCGCCCCAAGCGAGGACGCGCGGCGTGACCGATGAGCCCTTGTCACAAGGCTGCTCTGCGGTGGGGCACAATCGCCTACCCGGTCAGCAGGAAGGCGGCTGGGCCCCGCGCACCTGCCCTGAGTGCAGGAAGCTCTTTGAGCCCAAGGTGCGCAACCAGCTGTTCTGCGAACCGCAGCACAACACCGATTGGAACAACCGGGCTGGCGCGCGTGGCAAGGTGCTGACGCCGCTCGCCGCCGTCGCCCGCATGACGCGCAATGGTACCCAAGGACCGGCGGAGCTTCGCGAACTGGGGCGCCGCGCCAGCAACCGGCAGAACCAGCTGATCCGAGAATGGCGCGACGAAGATCGCAAGGCCGAGCGCATGGACGCGGGCGAGTTCCTACGCATGCGGGTCAAGTTCGGGCTGTTCGACCTGCCATGACCGCACAGGGCAAGATCGAGAAGGCGCGCTACGCCACCGACGCGAAGGTCAGGAAGTACGTCGCGCTGGGAAAATCGCTCGGCCTTGACGTCGCGTGGTTCGAGGTATCCCCTGACGGCTCGATTCGGGTCGGAGAGGCACGCAACCCCGAAGCCGAGCCGACGTCGGACTTCGACAAGTTCAAGGATCAGCTGTGAGCGTCCAGATCATCAAGTCCGCCCGCCCGGGCAAGCCGGTCACCTGGTACATCTATGCCTTTCGTGGCGGGCCACTGGTGCGCAAGGTGACGCAGCCGCGCAAGCCGACGCTGACCAAGGCGGACCACGAAGCGATCGCGGCCGCGCTGGTCGACGACCGCGCGATCGACCAACGCACGTTCCGCTGGGTCGTCCGCAAGTGTTGCCCGGTCAATCCGGCCAAGGACGCGACCGAGGCCAGCCCCGAATGGCAGGCTCTGTCGGACAACACCAAGCGGGTATGGCGCCCACATGTCGACGCGATCGAGACGAAATGGGGCAAGTTCCCGCCGACGATCTGGGACGATCCGCGCATGATCGCGAAGGTCGTGGCGTGGCGCGACACGATGAAGCACACGCCGCGCACCGCCGATATCGCCGTCCAGGTGCTGGAGTTCCTGCTGACCTATGCGCGGCTTCATGCCGTCGTGAAGCTGAACGTCGCGCGTGAAGTGCCGAGGATATACACCGGTGCCGATCGCGCCGACATCATCTGGCTGGCCGAGGATATCGCCAGGTTCGAGCAGGTGGCGATGAAGGGCGCCCGCAACCGACAGGCGCTGGTCGACGGGCTCAAGCTGGCGGCGGTTACCGGATTGCGCCGCGAGGATCTCGTGACGCTGACATGGCAGCAGGTCGGCGAGTTCGCGATCGTCAAGAAGGCGCTCAAGATCAGCCGCCGCAAGCGCCGCCGCGTCGTCATCCCGCAAACGCCCCAGCTCGAGGCGGTGCTGGCCGAGCTGCGCACGCGGCCGAGAGGCGAGGGGGTCGATACCGTCCTGGTCACCAATCACGGCAAGCCATGGTCGGTCAGCGGGTTCGGCACCAGCTTCACCGCGATCAAGAAGGAGGCCGGGATCGTCCATGTCGACGAGGACGGCAACGCGAAGCCCAAGCACCTTCACGATGTGCGCGGCACCTTCTGCACGATGCTGCTGACCGAATGGGAACTGACCGACGAGGAAGCGGCCGACATCATGGGCTGGTCACCGACCCGCGTCGCGCAAATCCGCAAGGTCTATGTTGACCACAAGCGCGTCGTTGTGGCACTTGGCGAGCGCATCGCTGCAAAACAGATTGCAAAACAATCTCGCAGCGGTCACCAAAACTGACGTAAAATCAGTCGGTTGCGGGTATAGCACAATGGTAGTGCAGCAGCCTTCCAAGCTGAATACACGGGTTCGATTCCCGTTACCCGCTCCAACCTCCCCCGAGATTTGGCCACGCTAAATCGCGATCAGCGGCGGTTCGGCAGGCCTCGCGCAGCGAGGGCCGACGACTACGCCTCCAGTCGCTGTACCAATTTCGCCCGGATCGCCGGCCATTCGTCGTCCACGATCGAGAAGAACACCGAGTCCCGCCATGATCCGTCCGGCCGCGGCTGATGCTTGCGAAAGGTTCCCTCGAACGTCGCACCCAGCTTCTTCATCGCAGCCTGTGACCGGGTGTTGCGGATGTCGGTCTTGAGCTGGACACGGACCATCCCGCTGGCAAAGGCGTGGTCGAGCAGCAGCAATTTCGCCGCCGGGTTGATCTTCGTCCCCTGCGCCGCCGGCACATACCAGGTACCGCCGATCTCGATGCCATGCTGCGCGGTGCGGATATCGAGATAGCAACTCTGCCCGACGACATTGCCGGCGGGATCGATCACAACGTACGGGATCCAGCGGCCGGCATCGCGCTCGCCGAGCAGCCAGTCGAAATAGGCGTCGAAGCCCTGTGCGATGTTGAACGGCTGCAGCGTCCAGATCTCCGGGGTCGACCCGGCAGCAGCCAAGGATGCGCGGTGACGTTCCTCGGTCGGTTCGAGCGTGACGTGCGCGTTGGACAGGATTGTCGGGTTTGGTGTCGCGGTCACGCCTGGCTCTTCTCCGCCGCCGCCCTGAGCCCGTCCAGCGTCGCGGTCGGGGTGATCGCCTGGCTGTCGAGATGGCAATGCAGGATCGCCGGCTTGCCCGATGCTAGCGCGCGCTCGAAGGCGGGGGCGAATTCGGCTGTGGTCGTTACCGTCTCGCCATGGCCGCCATAGGCTCGGGCCAGCGCGGCGAAATCGGGATTGGTGAGGTTGGTTGCCGAGATGCGCCCGGGAAAGGTCTTTTCCTGGTGCATG